CCAGTAATAAGATCAGTACTAGTACCTGGACCAAAACCGTCAAAGTCCGCTACAGTAAGATTCGTGTTCGGGGTTATCGCTGAAATAAAATCAGCCATATCGAACTCCTTACTTGAAGTTCAAATAGACCCTAAGCTAAAATAGCTTTATATGTTAAAAATCTATTCGAACAGGTTATCTAAGTCGCCATCCAAGCCTAAAATCCCGTCAAATATAGCATTATCTGGGGTTTTCTCTTCGGCTTGGCTGTTAGCTCCACTAGCGGATGTCGGTATGTTCCTGACATTCTTCATCTGGTTTAACATGTCACTCTTTGTAGATTGGACCACATTAGCATTGGCTTGATCACGATTCAGGAGATAGTCAATGTCATCAAGTGTAAGAATATGACCTTTAGCTCTCTCTTTAAAAGATTCGAACTGTTCATCGGTCATGCCTCTTTTTTCTCTGAATTCATTTTCCTGTGCTCTCCTTTGAGCCTCAACTTGTACTTTTGTAGCATTTTGCTTTTCAGCAGCTACTATCTGTCCCACTCTCTTTTGAACAACCTTGTCTACCTGAGCATTCAGAACTTTAGCTGAATCAGAATCTGGATCTGACATTGCATCCTGAGAATCAAATATAAAATCCTCATCTAATTTCAGCTCTTCCTGAATACTTTTTGGAGTGTTACCTCCATTTACCAGATATTCACGAACATGTTCAACTAATCCGCTGTCGTTTTTCATTGCTTCAAGAACTGGTACAAAAGGTTCAACATCTTTGTATTGCTCTCTCAGCTTGACGGCTTCACGACTACTGTCTTGGTAGCGTTTCTTGTAAGGATTACCGTCATCATCCCAACCCACGTTATCGGAGCCAACAGCTTCTTGCTGGGTTACCTGTTCGGTGCCAACTGCCTGTTGGGTTGCCTCAGTGTTGTCTTCGGTTACTACACCGTTGACATTCTCTTCAAGGGCTTCGAAAAAGTTATCTGAGGAGCCAAAAACCTTATTTTCAACCTGTTGTTCTTCAACAGTTGCGGTTTCTGGGTTGCCTACAGTTTCTTCCATATTATGTCCCCATAGTTAATTTGATGTTACTTATTTTCATTGTCACTTTGCAAATCCTTTTTTGCAAATTGTATTTCTCTAGCTAAATCTTTCTTAGTTGAGTCCACCTGATTGGTCATTACGTTCTGTAAAAGCTTCTGTTTAGCCTCTGTTGAACGGTAGGAATCCTTCATATCACCCTTCACTTCTTCCTTCTTTTTGGTGATTTCCATCTCTGCCTGCATAACCTTGCCTTTGATACCAGCCTGTACCAATTGTCTCTCAAGTGTCTCGATAGTGCCTTCTTTATCTTTGAGTGCTTCCTGCATTTGACCCAGTTGTCCCTGGAGTTGAGCATACATGCTCTTACGCTTGGCTATCTGCTCTTTGTTTCTCACATCAGTCTCAGCAAGTACTGCTATATCATCTATAACGCCAAACTGCAGAAGTTCTTTCAACTCAGCCAGATATGCCCATCTATTGACTGGCAACGTTGAACCTGCCACTATTCTTACATCAAATTTAGCAGCAGAGTAATCCATTGATTTACCTATTGCCCTGCCCATATCATTATAGATAGGGATATTAATCTCTTGTTCACGCTCTTCCTGCAATGCAGAGGGCTGTATAATCCTGAACTTCTTATTAGCTGAATAGACAGACTGCGATATCTGCATAATAACTTTACCCAGCTGTCTCAAGGCTGGTTCTATTGAATGTTTCATCCATTGTTTAATTCTTCTTGTCCCATACTCATCCAATGCAAGCATTCCCCTGAATGTTTCATGCTGCTGCTGGGTATCACCCTGCATAGAAGAGTATATACCAGCCAGGTACTCCATATCCTGCTTACCCTCCTGCACAATACCAAAGAATGCATTTGACAGGGGAGCTGGCATGATAGGGGTTGGTTTTTCCGATCCTGGTCTAACTGACAGCAATGCTCCTGGTGAGGATGAATACTTTTCCCATTGCTCTGGATCAATAGACCCTTCTTCATACAGCCATCTTAAGGAAGAACCCAAGGATGCATTATGAACCATTATCTGGTGTGACTTATTTATCTCTCTCTGCTTTCCTACCAGAGGAGCTACTGCAGATACTGGATATGGTGTCCCTGTCCACTTGTAATGAAACGGAATTAATGGATAGTCAACAATATTCTCTGGATATACCACTTCCTGAAGAAGTTTATCTCCTGCACATATTGTCTGCCTGATCCTGGTACCGTAGAACTGCACACTGTCAACAATAGACTGCTGGAATGTTTTATCCTTTAAAAGGATATTATATTCTTTCTCAGATATAACTTTGTTCTCAATCTTTGATGCTGCCGCCTGGAGCTGGCTCATATATTCCTGTTCAGCTGCCTGTAATTGCTGTTGCATCATCTTTTGAGCTTTTTCCAGTTCAAGCTGATATCTCTCAGGAATCATCTTACCCATCTGTACAGCTTCCTGCATCTGTTTGTCCTGCTCCATAAGTTCAACCTGCATCTCTGCAGCCATCTCTTTCATTCTTACCTGTACCTGCTGTTGAATTACTTTAAGCTGTTCCTCATCTGGAGGTATTCTGTAAAATACATTTACATAAGAGACTTTAATCTTTTCATACAATTCAAAGAGTTCGAGAGTAGGTTCCTGTTCTCCAGCTGAATCCACTCCCACATCTTCTGCATTAGCATCATCCCTCAGAAAGAGTTTCTGCTCTTTATCAGAGATTGCCCTTTCTGAATAGGAGTCATCCCCTTCCAGAGAGGATGCACTGTTTATTTTTCTTTTAAACTGAGGAAAAATCTTAACAATATGGCTTTTTGGAAGAACTTTTCTTATCAGTACATAAGATGCATCCCTGAACATCATATCCCTTGACTTGGGATCTACATAAATATCAAATGGTTCTGGCTGCTGAAGTACCACTTCCCCCATGCCATTATCCATATCAGTGTCTACAGTAACAAGAACATATCCAATTGATTTGGTAATAGCGTCATTTATAGCATTTGAATAGAGAGCAGAACCATCAGACAGATTCCATATATAGTCAGATAGATCAGAGAATACAGCTGCCACATCGGAATCACTCCCTTCCACTCCAATAGCCTGCCATCTGGGATTATTGGCAGTAGCATAGAAATTGAGCATCTCAACTACAGGCAATATCCTGTTAATGGTGAATGTAGGCATCCCTTGGTCCTGCAAAGCAACTTTTTCATCATGAGATAACTGTTCATCATGGGCAAATTCATACCCTTTCTGGTTCACAAACTGCCATTGACTCCGTGTCCAGTTATTGGACAGGTTGTACAATTCTCTTATTTGATCTACTTTTTTCTTTTTAGCCATTATTGTAATAACCCTTCATCCATTAATTTTTGTATAGCGTTTCTTTTTTCATCGTTACGCCAATCCGCACCTTGCCATTCTGTACCATATTGACCCCATTCCTTACCAAATCTATTAACATAGTCCTCCCAAAGAGAATCTTCAATAATACTATGTGCTTCAAATTCAACTGTAGGCCTCATCCATTCACCTCTCTGTTCATTAAAACCCATCCTTAACTCTGGATCATAAGGTGCATCCATTTGTTTACTGTAAACCCATCCAGTAGTTTGTGAGCTGCCAGTCACCTCGCCTTTTTCATTATACCTATGTACTTCTTCTGGAACTTCTATTTCAGGATATACATTACCATCTAGATCTACTACTATTTCATTACCTTCAATATCCTTTCCTATACGAAATTCATCAGTCACACCCATATATGGAAAATATTGCCTATATTCTCGTTCCCCTCCTTCTGCTTCTGTATATTGCCAGCCACCATATATATCTTCGCCAAATTTTTCTCTTTGTTGTCGATATCTTTTAGTTAAAGCTTTTCTTCTTTTTTTCCAAGCTGGTATACTCTCTCCAGATTTTTGAGCATACATTTTTGCATGAGATATCTCAGCCATAAAATCTCCTACAAGTTGATGTTCATATATATTTATCGTATCTCTTATTGACTTTGCTTTCACAGGATCTTGTCTTTCAAATGATTTATCTGTATTAATCCAAGCTCTGTTTTCACTATCTTTTTGATGAATTTTTATTTCTGGTCTTCCTCCCTCAATCCAAAGATCTTTTAATTGTCTTTTCTGGTAGTAATCAAGTGAACCAAGACGTTTACTAAAATTTTCCCAGTTTGTCTCATCATTATCTGTTGCAGTCTGTATTTCTTCTGGTAGTATACGTTCATCAGCTACAAATGTTTTATCTGGATCTGCAGATTGCAGATACTTAAAAACACGATCATCAACACCATTCGCCACTATGCTACCACCCAATCTCTTGCTTTAGGTTTCTTTTTGTACC